GAGACGTGCCGTCTTTTTATTTGCGCCGACGGGCGGTAAACGGAATACAAGCCGACGGGCTGAAAACGGAGGATAAACAGTATGGCAGAACCCATTCCCGCGCCGGTACCGACTCCGGCGCCGAACAACGCGCCCACTCCCGCGCCGGCGGCTGCGCCGAAAGCGGAGGATATCGCAGCGGCGCTCCTCACCGCGCTGGAGACCCGCCAGCAGCGGACCGAGCGCAGCGTCGCCAAGAGCTTCTCGGAACAGTACGGGCTTTCCGAGACGGAGATCTCCGACATTCTCGCCAGGGCCAAGGCGGAGAAGGAGGCCAAAATCCCGGAGGCCGCCCAGGCGGAGATCACGAAGCAGCTTGAACGCGCCAACGGCCTTCTCATCGCCGCGGACGTACGCGCCAAGGGCGCGGCGCTCGGCCTTGTAGACGCCGACACGGCGCTGCTGCTTCTCGACAAGAGCAAGATCAAAGTGGACGACAAAGGCATTGTGACGGGCACGGAAGAGGCTCTGAAAGACCTGCAGTCGTCCAAGGCGTATCTTTTCGCCGCGCAGCCCACGGGCCAGAAGGGCATCGTCGGCGGGAAGATCGACAACCCCAATCCGGGCGGCGAGCCGGACGGCGTTACGGCCGCTTTTCTTCGCCGGAATCCCGGTATGAAACTTTAAGGAGGAACAAATTATGACTATGGACGGAACCAATACTACTCACACCCTTCAGGAACGCTATTCTTCTCTCGTGCTGGCGAAGATCCGCCAGGAGCTTGTGCTCAAGGACGGCGTCATCTTCAACAACGACTATGAGGGCAGCCCCAAGGCGGGCGCCGTCAAAATCCCCGTGCGCGACACGGAGGTTGCCGTTTCCGACTACGACAAGGCCAACGGCATCACCGCCGGCACCGGCGGCACGGCCTATGAGACGATGACCATCGACAAGGACAAGGGCGTCAACGAGATTATCGACGGCTATGACGCTGCCGGTGTACCCGACAATCTTGTGGCGGATCGTCTCGACAGCGCCGGGTATTCGCTGGCCGGGCAGATGGACAGCGACGGCGCCACAGTGCTGATCGCCGGGGCGACGGCACTCAACGTTGCCCAGCTCGGCAAGGACAACATCTGGGAGACGATCGTTGATATCCGCACCGCCATGAGCAAGGCGAACATCCCCAACGACGGCAAGCGCTATCTGCTCGTCACGCCGGATACCTACGCGCTCGTGCTCAAGTGTCCGGAATTCACCCATGCGTCCGATCTCGGCGACGCGGTGCTGCAGACCGGCGCGCTCGGCAAGATCGCGGGCTTCCTCGTGTTCGAGTGGAACGACACCACGGCAAACCTTGCCATGGTCGCCGGTCATCCGCGCTTTGCCACCCGCTGCAAGGAGTTCGCCGTGCCGGTGCATCTGCAGGATCTTTCCGGCAGCGGCCAGTACATCGGCGCTTCCGCCGTGCAGGGCCGTCTGGTCTACGCGCACAAGGTGCTGCGCAGCGTGGCGATCCTCGCGGTGTATTCGCCCGGCGCGCTGGCTGTTACCGCGGCGCAGGGCGCGACCGCGGGCGGCACGAAGCTCACCGTGACCGGCGCGTCCGGCACGCTGAAATACACGAAGAACCCCGCGTCCCGCGCGGTGTTCGGCGCGGCCTACGGCGGCACGGCTCTCACGAGCGGCACGACCGAGATCGCCGGCTGCGCCGCCGGCGACGTGATCGAGGTCGCGGAGATCGTCTCCTCCAAGGTCAAGAGCGTCGGCTACATCACGCTGAAAGCGTCCGAGATCAAGGCGTAAGAAGGCGGAGGCGGCGCATGAGCTACGCGACGTGGGAGTATTACAGCGGCAGCCACACCGCCGTGCAAACGGAGCAGGAGTTTACCCGATTGAGCCGCGTCGCTGCCCGGAAGATCGATATCTTTACCGGGCAGCGCGCCGCCGGTGCTGCCGGATATAAATCAGATGCCGTGCGGGAGTGCGAGTGTCAGCTCGTCGATTATCTGCACGCAGCGGAGGCCACGGCGCAGGGACAGGGCATCACAAGCGTATCGAACGACGGATACTCCGAGAGCTACCAGGCTTCAACGCCGGAGCTGCTGGAGGCGAATCTTCGTGCTGCGGCGTTTGCTTGGCTCTCCGGCACCGGACTGATGGGGGCGTTCTGATGGGGCCTTTATTTACGGATACCGTCACCGCCTACCATCGCACGCGGCAGGGCCGGGCGGACATCTGGACGCGGCGCGAGCTGCGCGGCGTCCAGTGGCGGCAGAAGACCGTCCGCACCGCGCTGGCCAACGAGGCCGGCAAGATCCTCTGTGCCGCAGAAACGACCGTCACGATCCCCGCACCGGCGGCCCCGGGCGGTCTGACGCTCGCGCCGGGGGATGTGCTGGTGTTCGGCGCGTGCGCTGCGGAGATCTCCGAGGAGTATACCGAGGACGATCTTATCCGCGGCCACGGCGCCGTGATCGTGCAGAGCGTAGCGGACAACACGCTGCGGCCTCGGCTGCGCAGCTGGAAGGTGGTGTGCGTCTGATGGCGGTAAAATTCACCATGAAGTCCACAAGAGAGCTGCTGAAGGCGCGCGGGCTGATGGCGGGGGATACCGCCCAGAAGTTCGTAGACGGCGAGGTGCTGCGCCGCTGCGCGCCGATGGTGCCGTTCGACAGCGGCGCGCTGAACCGAAGCGGCACGACCAACACCCGCCTCGGCTCGGGTGAGGTGCGCTACGCCACACCCTACGCCCGGCGCTGGTATTACCGGCCTGCAAACTTCACCGGCGCGCCGATGCGCGGGAACTACTGGTTTGAGCGGATGAAGCAGAACGGCGGGAAGGACGCCATTCTGCGCGGTCTGGCCAAACTTACGGGAGGGAACGCCAAATGACGGTAAGCGAGAGCATCATCCGCTGGCTGTACGGATTCGGCGATATCGAGGCCGGAGACCGCATCGAGACCGACCAGCTCGACGGCGAGGCGGGCAGCTACGGGCTTTATAAGCAGCCGACGAAGGACGTTGTGCCGTTCGTTGACGGCAGCCGCGACGTTACGGAGTATTATTACCTGCTCGCGCGGCAGTCCTCGAAGGCCGAGGCGTCCCGCGTGGACAACCAGGCGTGGATGGAATCACTGGAAAGCTGGGTGCGGCAGAAGAGCCGCTCCGGGGATCTGCCGCAGCTGGACGGCGGGAGAAGCTGCCACGCCGTCGGCGTGTCCGTCAGCGCATATATGTCCGGCGCTGCCGAGAGCGGTACATCGGAATATCAGATCACAGTATCTATCAACTATACGGAGGTATGAATTATGGCAAAAGTCATGCGGTACATGATCGCGGACTATCTCAAAACGGGCTCTACGCCGAGCGATACCTACTCGCTCATGGGCACGGGCTTCACGACGCTGGACGAGAACCCCGCCGCCAAGGTGGAGAAAACGCCCTACATCAACGATAAGAGCGCGTCCGGCACGATCACCGGGTACGAGAACTCGTTTGCGTTCGATACGCAGATGATCTCGGACGACGCGGCGATCTCGTTCCTTTACGACATTGCCCGCAATCAGAAGACCGGCAGCGACGCGGAGACGGACTACATCCGCGTTGATCTCTACAAGGACGAAGCCTCCGGCGCATATCCGGCGCGGAAATTCCGCGTGTGCGTCGAGGTCACCGGTATCACCGGCGCCGGCACGGAGATCGTGAAGGTGGCGGGCAATCTGCACCAGGTCGGCAACTTTGTGGAGGGTACGTTCAACCCCTCGACAAAGGCCTTCACCGCCACGAGCGAGTAAGGAGAGCGCGGGATGAAGAAGATCTCTCTGACATTCAAAAAGCCGCAGATCTCCATCAACGGCGAGATTTTCGACGTTTCGCGTTCGGATGCCGCCATTATCCGGGATCTTCTGGAACTTGACCGGCGATTCGAGGGCGCGGATATGAACGACCCGGGCAGCGTTCTGGAAAAGAACGAGGCGATGCTCGCGTACATCGACCGGCTGCTCGGCCCCGGCGCGGTGGAGAGGATCCTCGCCGGTGTCAAGGGCATGGATGGGTTTGATCTCGGACTTGCCGGCATCGGCGAGCTGACAGCGCAGATCGCCCGGCTCGCGGGTGCGGCTTACGCGGAGAGCATCCGCGCAAAGTACGATGATTGATTTTTCTCTGTCCCGCACGAAGAAAAAGGCGCTGCCCGACACCGTTGAGGTGGACGGCAGCGTCTACGATATCCGGCCGGGATTCCGGAATATCCTCAAGATCCTCCGGCTGCAGAACGATCCGGATGTGCTGGACGGACACAAGGCAGAGCTGCTTCGCCGGTGGTTTTTTGACGGCGAAGCGCCGGAAGCGTGGGCGGAAGCGTTCGGGCATTTCGTCCGTGCCGGCGACGAGCCGGAGCTGCCTGCCGGTGAGCGGGACTTCGATTATGAGTTTGACGCGCCGGAGATCTATGCTTCGTTCCGGCAGCTGTACGGCATCGATCTCATGGACGCGGAGCTGCACTGGTGGCAGTTCCGCGCGCTGCTCGGCGGCTGCTTTCTCTGCCGCTGCGCGCTGTCGGAGAAGATCCGGCTGCGGCATCTGGACGTTTCCAAGTGCGAGGACAAAGCGGCGGCGCAGCGGGCGAAGGACGCCGCGGCGATCCCGGACGCCGTCGGAATCGACGAACGGCTGCTCACCGAGCAGGTGCGTGAGCGGCTGCTGCGCGGGGAACCCATCGAGGATCTTATCCGTTCCGAAGGAGATGCATTATGAGCGACGGGACACTTTCTTTTGACACCAAAATCGACAGCAGCGGATTCAGCCAGGGCGCAAGCGAGCTCAAAAGTCTGGCGACTAAGGCCATCGCCGGGATCGGTATTGCGATCTCCGGTAAAGCGATCGCCGATACGATCATCAATATTACCAAGCGGTCTGTTGAGCTCGCGTCCGATCTGCAGGAAGTGCAGAACGTGGTCGATGTCACGTTCGGCGACGGCGCCGATACGATCAACAAATGGGCGAAGGGCGCGTCAACGGCCTTCGGCATTACGGAGCTTTCGGCGCTGCAGTACACCGGCACCATGGGCGCCATGCTCAAGAGCATGGGACTTTCCGGCGACGCGGTGCGGCAGATGTCCACCGATCTTACCGGGCTCGCCGGGGACTTCGCCTCATTTTTCAACATCACGAGCGACGAGGCATTTGCCAAGATCCGCTCCGGCATTTCCGGCGAGACCGAGCCGCTCAAGCAGCTCGGCATCAACATGAGCGTCGCCAACATGGAAGCCTACGCCATGGCGCAGGGCATCGACAAGGCGTATTCCTCCATGACGCAGGCGGAGCAGGCGACGCTGCGGTATAACTATCTGCTCAGCGTTTCGGCGGACGCGCAGGGCGACTTTGCCCGCACCGCCAGCACGAGCTTTGCGAACGCCTCGCGCATCACGGAGCTGAACATCCAGAACATCGGCGCCGCCATCGGCAAGGAACTGATCCCCGCAGCGACCCGCGCGCAGAAGGCGGTCGGAGGCTTCGCGGCGGATCTGGCAGAGGCTATGAACAGCGGCGGCATCCGCGGCGGGGTCGAGTACATCAAGACCGAATATCCCGCGGCGACGGCGGTAGTGAGCGGCCTTGCGGCGGCGTATGGGTCGTTTGCCGTTGTCAGCACCGTAGTGTCGGTGCTCAAAGCTTTCCAGACGGCGCAGGTTCAGGTAGCACTGGCGGCGGCATCAAGTACAGCCGGTCTTGCTGCGGAAGCAACGACTATGACGGCCCTGGAACTCATTACAGCGGCACTTACGGGGAAATTGACCATCGCTGCGGCGGCGCAGCAGCTGCTGAACCGGACGATTCTTGCCAATCCCTATGTGGCAGCCGCTGTGGCTATCGGCGCGCTTGTCGCCGGCGCTGTAGCGCTGCAGAAGGCTTATGTGAAGGCGAACCCTGCGCTGCGGGAAGCGCAGAAAAACACGCTTGCGCTCAATCGCTCCATGGAGGATCTGGCACAGACACAGAAGGATTCTGCGGCTGCCTATCAAAGCAGCATCGACGACATTGAGAGCAATGCTCTTGCGGCGGAGAAGCTCGTCGGAAAGCTGAAGGAGCTCTCCGGCGGATACACCGGCACGGTCAACGAGCAGCGGCTCATGCAGACGATCTGTGATGAGCTGAACGGCTCGGTGGACGGACTGAATGTGTCCTTCGACGCGCAGACCGGCGCACTCAACATGTCCACGGACGCCATGAGCGACCACATCGCCAAAATGAAGGAATCCGCGCGCGTAACGGCCTCCATGGAACGGTACACGCAGCTGCTCAAGGAACAGGCCGAGGCGGAGTATAACCTGTATATTGCGGAGAGAAACCGCACCGCTGCGCAGGCGGCCTACTCCGAAAACGATGTCGGTACCTGGGGTACGGCCCTGAAGGCAAACGAGGCGTGGAGCCAGGCAAAGCTGGCGGCGGACGACGCTGCGGCCGCGGTAGCCGATTACGAGGGATACATGGCGGATGCCGGCATTACGGCGCAGGGTACAGCAGCCGCCATCGAGGACACTGCGGATGCGCTGGACGCCAGTGCGGAAGCCGCTGAGCGGGTTGTTCTTGGCGGGTATGATGTGACGGATGTGCTGGAATCTATCGGCATGAGCGCGGATGAAGCATCCGAACGGCTCGATACTTTTACAGATGCCGCGACCAACATGTTCGAGAAGATCAACACGAAGTCCGACATTTCCGTGAAGGATATGATACAGAACCTGCAGCACAACACGCAGGCGATGGAGGACTGGGGCAATAACATTGCCCAACTCGGCGGCCAGCTGCCGTCCGATCTTCTGCAGCCGCTGATCGACCAAGGGCCGGAGAAAATGGCGGGCGTTATGGCCGAGCTGGCAAAGTCAACGCCGGAGCAGCTCTCGGCGCTGTCGCAGGCTTTTTCCGATGGTGGCGACGCCGCGGCGCAGGCGTGGCTCCAGTCTCTCGGCGCCGTGGCCGAAACGGAGGAAAACCCCGTGGCGGACGCGGCGGAGAAGATCGCCGCTGACACCCGTCTGACCGAAGCGGTCGAAGGACAGGTCACGGCGGCCACGACGGCGCTGGGCGCGATGGAGGGGAATTTCACCACCATCGGCGCGCAGGCGGTGCAGGGTCTCATCAACGGCCTTGCCTCAAAGAGCGGAGCGCTTGAAGGTCAGATGCGTGCGCTTGCCGCGATCATGACCCGGACGTTTACCGTGACGCTGCGGATCCAGAGCCCTTCCAAGGTGTTCCGGTCTTATGGCGCTTTTATCTCCGAAGGTCTTGCCGACGGCATCCGAAGCGAGCTTGACGGCGTGAAGCATGCCTCGCTGGACGCTGCTGCGGCGTCGCAGAGCGGCTTTGCGGATGCCCCGTATTTGACCAATACATCGGCGGTCCGCGAGACAAAGAGCACACGCAGCGCGCCTGCCGCGACGCCGGCGGCGCCGGTCGTACAAAACATCTATGCGCAGAAGCAGTCCCCGGCACAGATGCTGCGCGAGGCAAAATTTTTGCAGGAAAGGGCGGTGCTGATCGGTGTTTGACCTGCGCGTCGTCAGCGGGAACACCTCGCTGAAAATGGGACATCGGCAGTCCGTTTACAAGATCACAACGCTCACCGGAATCGACGGCATCCCGGTGAGCGTTGTTACATCGCAGGGCTTTGAGCAGGTGGGGGAGTCTGTGGACAGCATGTCCGTCGGCTCGCGTCAGATCGGCCTCATCGGCCGGATCGACAACTTTACCGGCGAACAGCTGCAGGCGCTGAATACGGCGTTTCTCCCGATGACGACCGTCCGGCTCTACTTTGAGGAAAAGTACTGGATCGACGCGGTCATCAAGGAGGCGCCGGTGTTTACCTACAGCCTGCGGACGGTGCTCTTTGCCGTGCAGCTGCTGGCGCCGTATCCGTATTGGAAGAGCGTCAAAGAGCACTATTACAAACTCGGCGGCTCGACCGGCGGCTTCAATTTTCCGGTATCCTACGATACGCCGCACAATTTTGAGCAGTTCAACGAGACGCTGTTTCTCAACTGCGTCAACCGCGGAAACACCAGAGTGGATTACAGCGCGGAGATCCGATGCACGTCCGGACAGGCCGCCAACATCACGCTCACGAACGCCGGAAACCAGAAATTCATCGCCGTCAAGACGACGCTTACGGCGGCGGACACCGTGCGGATCTTCCGCGAGAATAACATCCTTCGCGTGACGAAGGAGACCGCCGGCCAGACATCGGACATTTTCAGCGCGCTGGACGAAGATTCCAATCTGTTCTTCATGGACGTCGGCGACAACGTGATCCGGGCGGACAAGGAGAGCGGAGACGGACGGCTGGCGGTCGTGATCCGGTTTTGCGACACGGTTGCGGGGGTGCGCTATGGCATTTAACATCTATGACGAATCGCTTACCCGCGTGGGCGAGATCCGTACGGTCATCTCGTCCACCTGGGAAGAAAAATTCGCGGACAAGGGAATATGCCAGCTCGTCGTGGCGAACTCCGAGGCGGCATCGAAACTGCTGCTGCCGGGGCGTTTCGTAGGAAAAAACGATAAGTCTACGCTCTGGCAGATCAAGACGAAGGAAAAGCGCGAGGGAGAGCTGTGGATCAACGGCTTCACGGCAAACTATTCGCTGCTGGACGACCGCGTATACGACGGCATCCACACGTCCAATGTCGTGGCGGACGACCTTCGCGCGGCAGTCATCGGAAAACGCGCGCCGGGCATCGTTGCGCTGGCTGCGGACCGTGGACTGACCGGCTCCGTCGTTTCCGAGCACACATACCCCACACTGTTCGAGCTTTCCAAGGACCTGTGCGGCTCGGTGGATTACGGCTTCCGGTTCGTCCACGACCGGGCCGCGAAGAAACTGCTTTTTGACGTCTTCGCCGGGCAGGAGCAGTCAAACGCCAAGTTTTCCGAGGCGTTCGGCAATCTGGCAAATCTTGTCCTGCAGCAGTCCGACGCGGATTTTAAAAACGTTGCCTTTGTCGGCGGCGAAGGGGATGGCAGCGAGCGGATATTCGTTGTGTGCGGCGATACGACGGCCGAAGGGCTTGCCCGGCATGAGCTCTTCGTCGATGCGCGGGATCTTCGCAAGGAGAACGGGCAGACACAGACGGTATACGAAGATCTTCTCAAAGAACGCGGCCTGCAGAAGCTGAACGAACACAACCGGAAGCTGAGCGTGACATTTGATGTGGATCCGGCAGACTTCGGCACGGCGTACAGTCTCGGCGATACCGTGTGCTGCATCCTCCCGGAGGACGGGCTGAAGCTGTTTGTGCGGGTGATCGCTTTTGAGGAGACAATCGAGGACAACCGCACAGCACTGTCTCTCACGATCGGCACACCGGTCATACAAACGATTGGAGGTAACAAATGAGTGAATTTGCCTACCCGCTCGGCGGGAAACAGGATTATACGTCGGCGCAGGCCGGAGCCTTCCACGGGACGCGGACGTCTGGCGTGTGGTCCGGCGAGGATAACCTGAAAATGACGATCACCGGCGCCCGGCAGCTGACGCTGTCCAAGGGTATCGCCTGGTTCACGACGGAAGAGTATTGGGGCAAAGTCTACGTCAATACGGCGGATATCAACTTTACTCTGCCGGTCGCGGATGCGGTTCTGGATCGTATCTGCCGCCTGGTCATCCGCTGGGACAAGACGGCCAACACGGCAACGGCACAGCTGCTGATGGGCGATCTGGGCAGCTCACCGACAGCGCCGGCACGATCCAAAACGGACGAACTGTACGATCTCGTCCTTTGCGACTATCTCGTGGCACACGGCGATCTGGCGGCCACGGCGGCGAATCTGACGGACCAGCGCCTGAACGAGGATCTCTGCGGTCTGATGAGGGACGGTGTTACCAGGATCCCGACTGCGGCGCTGGAAGCGCAGGTATCTGCGCTGCTGGATCAGCTCCGCACGGCCATTGAGCAGGCAGCAAGCGGGCAGATCGCGGACGGCACGATTACAACGCCCAAATATGCCAACAAGTCCGTCACTGCCGAAAAGCTTGCGAACGATATTCCGTATACGAAGTTCGGCCTTTCCGCCGATCAGGTGCGGCACATCTACACCGGGACGAGCGAAACGCCGCCTGCCGGGTGGCAGCCGGGCGACATATACCTACGGTATTCTGTGTGAGGTGAGCGGGATGGCATGGAGCAAAACAGCGCCAGAGCTTCCAAGCGGCAGCGCGTGGGAGCAGACGATCACAAAGACAAACTTTTTTGAGCAGAACTGGTTTGTACTGAGCGGCGAATACTCTATTGCAAGGCTGGAAGGGAAACAGTTTGCCGTCCGTGTTTTGGTGTCCCCAAGCGGCGGTTCTTACGGCAATCATCCGGAGTACGGCACCTTATATCTCCGCTGCGACATCGGAAGTGTTCGGGGGACAGCTGAAACGCCCGGCAATCTCCCCAAAACGCCAACGTATTGGTATTTCGTTGGAGAAGCTGATGCGGGGACGGAAATCACCGTTGTTTACGGGGCAGCAGACACCTCTTCCAGCCAAAGCAACGGCACGGTCAAGCTGACTGCTCCGGCGCTGCTCGGCGATGTGCTGTATTTGAACGTGAACGGCGCGGCGAAACAAGTGACGCGCGTTCTGCTGAATGTCAACGGAACGGCAAAAGAAGCCCTTGTCAAGGCCAATCCATAAGGAGGAACATGAAATGAACGGTATTGACGTTTCCGAGCATCAGGGCGATTTCGATTTCACGCCGTACAAGGATGGCTTTGTCATCATCCGCGGGGGCTACGGCATACGAAATGCCGACAAATGGGCGGAGCGCAACATCGCCAAATGCGACGCGCTCGGTATCCCGTGGGGCATCTACTGGTACAGCTATGCGCTGAATGTGCAGACGGTCAAAGTGGAGGCGGAGCGGTGTCTGCGCTTCCTCAATGGCCGGAAGCCTCGGCTCGGTGTGTGGTTCGATATGGAGGACGCGGACGGGTACAAGGCATATAACGGCTTTCCGTCTAACGAGACGATCACCGCCATGTGCAAGACGTTCTGCGCGGCCATGGAAGAGGCCGGGAACAAAACCGGCGTGTACGCAAATCTCGACTGGTTTGAAAACCGAATCGGGGACACGGGGTATGACAAATGGATCGCCGCGTGGGGCTGGAACGACGGGGAGCATTATCCCGATCTTTCCGGAAAATGCATCTTTCACCAGTACCGCGGGGAGCCGCTTGACCTTGACATCATGCATGTCCCGCTTTCGTACTTCGGGGAGCGGGAGGAGCAGAGCCCCTCCCCTACGGATCCCGATGGGAAAGACGGGATGACCGTGAGCATTCCGGCGATGGCACAGGAAGTGCTCGACGGAAAGTGGGGCAACGGCGAGGAGCGAAAGCAGAAGCTCGGCGCGTGGTTTTACGATCTTGTGCAGGGCGAAGTGAACCGTATCTTGGGGGTATAACATGCGAAAAAAGAAACAGAGCAATGAGCGGGTGATCGTCGGGTACGACTACTCCACCCGAGAGATGCGCGAGGAGACGGCGGACGCGCTGTTCCGCCGGGCGAAGAACGCCCGCACCGCCGTGGAGATCGAGTGGGAGAAGTGTAACGACTACTACAACGGCATCCACGACGCGACGAAGGAGATGGTCGAGTACTGCCGGGCGAACGATGTTCCGTGGATCCCGGCGAACATGCCGGATCCGTACATCCTTGTGGAGACGCAGATCAACCCGAATGTGCCGGAGCCGGAGTTTCGCGGGCGCGACGACGATCTCGACAGCGCCAAGGCGAAGCAGCGCGAGTTTGCCGTGCGCTACATCATCGAGAACAACCGCCTTTCTGACATGAATACGCGCAACGAGCGCCGGCTCCTCAAGCTCGGCGATGCGTTCTGGAAGGCGTACTGGGATCGGGACATGCGCTGCGGCGTGAACGAGGGCGACATCCGCATCCGGGACATACCGACGGAGGCCATCTTCCCCGACCCGGCCATCCGCGACGGCGGATTGCAGGACGGGCAGTATGTGGACTATGTGTACACGATGCACAAGGTGAAGTTCTGCCAGGTGTTCCGCCGCGAGCTGGAGGAGCTGGGACTGACGGCGGACGACATTCTCACGGAGGACTACGTTTCCCGCACCGGCGTATTCGATCTCACGACGGCCATCAACGATGTGGACGACACGGTGCAGGTGCTCGAGCACTGGTTCCGGCAGCCGTGCGACACGGAGGAGGACGGCGAGAGAGTGCCCGCCGGAGCGGTGGCGTGCTCGATCCTCGCGGGAGGGCGCGAGCTGCGGTACATCCCGAACTACTGGAAACGCACATGCAAGCAGAACAGTCTCTTCCCGTTCGTGCATTACTGGCGCATTCAGGACGAGAACCGCTTCTGGAACAAAAGCGAGCTCATGCCGATACTCGAGCTTGTGGACGCGGCCGACCGGAAGCTCGCCATGAGCATTCTGAACGACACGTTCCTCGCAAACGACATCATTCTTGTGGAGGACAGCGCGCTTGCCGACGGCGAGGAGTTCACCAACGAGCCGGGCGCGGTGATCCATCTCAAGCAGAACCGCATGGGCGGCGTGCAGCGGCTCGGCGGACTGCAGAGCATAGCGAACGGCGCGATGGGCGTGGAGTTCTTCAAGAGCCAGATCGAGCGCGCCAGCCGAAACTACGACATCAATCAGGGCAGGGAAACGACCAAGGTCACGACGGCGACCGGCCTTGCCATGATGCGGCAGGACGCGCAGAGCCAGGCGGACATCAAGGGCGCGGACCGCGACGCAGGATTCGAGCGGCTGTATGAGCTGCTCGACTGGCTGGCGCTCGAGTTCTTTGACGACGACCGAATGCTGTTCATCGGTGCGGACGAGATGAAGGACCGCGCGCCGCAGGCAATGCCGTTCAACGCCGACAGCTTCACGGCGGTCATGCCGAAGGTGCTGGACGGGGCCGGAAACGTTGTGCGCGAGGAGTGGCAGTACTTCCCGCGCGTGGACGTGACGATCACGGCGGGCGACAGCATCGCTCACGGCAAGGCACAGACGCTGCAGGCGCTGCAGGCGCTCACGCAGAGCCAGATCACGGCGGAGAACTGGAAGCTGTTTGCCGCGCAGCTTGAGCTCATCGATCTGCCGGGCAAGCAGGAGATCATCAACGAATGGCAGCAGAGGTTCGCCGTACCGGCCATGGCAACATCCGCCGGAGGCGGCGGAGCGGGAGCGCTCGGCGAGGCGGCCGCCGGCGGAGCGATACCGGGGGCGCAGACGCTGCCGCTGCTGGGAGGTGCACCGACGGCATGAAGTGTCCGAAATGCGGCATTGAGATGACGAAAAAGAACGCGGCGGAATGGGAGTGCCGCAACCCGAAGTGCGTTCGGTATCAGGGAGGAAAGAAGAAGGATGGCTAACTTTTGGGATTGGGTGAACAAGCAGGCCAACAACCGGTATGAAAATCGCTTCACCGATGCCGCTACCGGAAAAGGCGTAGGGATCAGCAAAACGGATTATTCGAGCCCGCGGTCGAATAACAACCAGAGCGGGAATCTGTATGCGGAGGCGGTGGCCAAGAACGCGGAGAGCGGGGCTCCGTGGGTATCCTCCGCAGAGAAAGCCGCTGCGGCCGCGGCAGCCGGGGGGCTGTATGGCGGTCTCGCCGGAGCGGGACGCCTGCCGAAGCCGGACGGAGCGCAGCAGCCGACCACGACTCCGACGAAGCCGACCACGACGCCGACGCAGCCGGGCACGTCCGGCGGCGGCAAGGTGACGTACATCGACCCCAACGGCGACGCGCAGAAGGGCACGACGGAAGGAACGCCGGAGGAGACGCCGGGCGAGCCGCAGCGGACGTATCTGGACGAGCTGCGCGATCAGTACCAGAAAATGTACGACGACGCGGTGAAGGCCAACAACGACGCGGCGAAGGCCGCCGCCGAGCGGGCTCTCGCGCAGGCGGAGAAGGGCGTCGGCGAGCTCGGAGACCAGTACGGCAGTCTCAACAAGCAGCTCTACCGCGACTACATGGAATCGCTGCGCGTGCTGCCGCAGGAGATGGCAGCGAGAGGCTACAGCGGCGGCATGAGCGAATCGGCCCGGCTGGGGCTGGATACGGCCTACGGCGAGCGGCTGAACGAGAACGAGGCCGCGCGCATCGCCGCCATTATGCAGCTGCGGCAGCAGGGCGCGGACGCCGAGTATCAGGCAAACGCCGCGCGGGATCAGGCGAACGCGCAGGCGCAGCAGAATCTCTACGCGAACATGATGAATCTCATTCTTCAGCAGCAGCAGGACGCCGCGACGAAGGCACAGAACATGGCGCAGTACGGCGACTTCTCCGGGTATCTCGAGCTCGGCTACACGCAGAGCGAGATCGACCAGATGCAAAAGGCGTGGATCGCGGCGAACCCGGAGCTTGCGCGGACGCTGGGGTATGTCAAGACGCCGGAGCCGGTGTACAGCTCTTACAGCGGATCCGGCGGCGGGAAAAACAACACGCCGAGCGCTGAGCAGAAGGCGAACGGAAGAGATCTTCTGAACGAAGCGATACAGCTTAAAAATGGCGGGACACCGTACAGCCAGATCGCCAAGGCACTCGACGAGGAAGCTGCCGCGGGAACGATCACGACGGCACAGGCGGAAGCGGCAAAGCGAGCGGCGATAAGCAGCGGTCTGGATAACGCCTATGCGTCGATGAAGAAAAACACAACGCAAAAGGCCCCCGTCTCCATAGGGAGACCGATCACTGAGGGCGACTTTTACAGCCAAATTCTCGGAGGTAGAAAATGAGCCTTACGGAAAGAATCTACGGAAAAGAGACAGCCGGAAAACCGGCTGTCTCTTCGGACACTCGGAAGAACCTGTATACTGCGGCGGCGAATAAAAAGCCGTCGCTCGCAAACCGCATTGCGCAGAACGGCGGGCAGCCGACGCTCTACGCTGACGCCGCAGCAAAGCAGAAGCCTTCGCTTGCAAGCCGCATCGAGGCCAACGGCGGGACACCATACGCCGACGCTGCGGCGCAGATGAAGAGCGGGAATGCGGCGAAGGGCACGAGCGTCGTTTTCAACAGCGTGTACGGAAAGGCGGATGACCGGGTGAGCTCGGCCGGCTCCGGGAAGTATGCCGGCATTCTCAAAGCGAGCGACTATACCGAGCTTTCCAAAAGCGGCGAGAGCAAGAGGAAGCTCTTCGGCGACGCCCGGTATGACTACATCAACAACATCGGGAACTTCCGCGCGCAGTCCGACGTGCAGCAGGCGCAGGGACGCGGGCAGGACTACGGGAAATACGCCTTCATGACCGATGATGAGATCGGCGTATACAACTACCTATACGCTACCAAGGGAAAGAAGGCGGCGAACGCCTTTTTGAGCGATCTTGAACCGGAGCTCGATAAGCAGTGGTACACCGGCACGAACCGGGCGACGACGGAGGCGCTCGGAAAGAACGCGGCGACGCGGACGCTGGCAAGCGCCATGACCGTTGCGGCGCAGCCTACCCGGACGATCACGAGCATGATCGCCATGGCGGACGATGCGGTGCGCACGGCGAAGGGGCAGGAGATCAACCCCTATTCCAAGTGGCGGCAGGCGAGCAACATCACGCAGGATCTCCGCGCCGACACCTCGCAGCACATCGAGGAAACAAATCCGGGGATGGGCGGCAAGGTCGGGAGCTTCGTCTACAACACGGCAATGAGCGCCGCGGACAGCGCGATGAACGCGCTTGTCGCCAAGGGCATCGGCGAGGCGGTGGGGCTTACCGGCGATACGCTGATGAAGGCGACGAACATTCTCGGCTCGGCGCTAATGAGCTCGGAGGCGGCTTCCCTGTCCATCGCCGAGAGCAAGGAAAAGGGATACTCCAACGCCGGAGCGCTGGCGCTCGGTCTGACGCGCGGCGCGATAGAATACGCCTCGGAGGCGGTCGGCGGCGAATGGGTCATCCGAAAGATCAAGGCAAACCCGCTGAGCTTTGTGAAGAGTATGGCGCTCACGATGATCCCTGAGGGCATGGAGGAGGTCATGTCGGACGCGGCGAACGGCGTGGTAAACCTTGCGATCGACGCGGCGTTCGGCACGGAAGAGAGCGGGATCCCGAAGATGCTCGAATACTACCGGACCAGCGGCACGGATTGGCAGAAGAAGCACGCGGAGCTTGCGACCGTGCTTGCCGTTCTCGGACAGGAGGGGCTTTCGTTCCTCGGCGGCGCGCTGGCAACACTGGGGTCGAGCAGCGTGCAGTACAGCACGAACCGCGCGAACATCAACCAGACAGCCGAGCGGCTGGATACTACGCCGAAGAACGTTGTGCAGATGATGCAGGACGCGCAGACGGAAAACCCCGGCGTTATATACGCACTGGCCGAGCTGACCGACGCGGAGAACGCCGACGATCTCCGGCAGAAGATCGGCACGAAGGAAGATATGAAGCGCGCGGCTGAGTATCTGACGCAGCAGATGGAGGCAGGCGGGCGTTTCGGCACGCAGGAAGGTACTTATACTGCCGGGGCGAAAAACGCGCCTGTGGGCGCGCAGAGGGCGCAGAACGAAGGAATCAGCACGACGCCCGCGGCGGCGATCAACATTCAGGAGGGAATGAACAATGGACAGAGTACTTATCAGGGACGAGAAAACGGGTCTTATGATCTCCGTACCGGCGGACAAGCTGCCGCAGAAGGAGGAGCGCAAGCTCTCGCCGGAGGCCGAGCGGAAATTCCGGGAGGCGTGGGAGCGGACGCGCAGGCGGATCTACGGCAAGTAACTCCGGCGCAGCTCGGCATCCGAAACGGCGGCACGGAGGCCGTGACCGTCGTGGACGCACAGAAACTCGGCGGGGACGCGGCGAGAGCGTATAATTTCCTCGCGGCGAACAATATCGAGCCGGTCGCGGTGCGCGGAGCCATTCAGGTGAACAACGGCTACGCAAACGCCTATACCGAGAGCGGGAGGGTGTTCTTCCGCGTGGACGCCGTGGACAGCCGCGGCAACGCCATCAGCCCGGAGGCGCTGGTGCGGCACGAGCTGTTCCACAACTACATCTCCGAGGAGGTTTTGCAGGCGTCGGACGAGGTGATCCGCGAGAGCATGACCGCCGAGGAATACGACGCGATGTATGAGAGCTACCGCGACGCCTACGCGAGCATCTACGATTTTGAGAACATGAGCGTGGACGAGATCGAGCGGCTGCTCACCGAGGAGATCGCGGCGGACGCTTACGCAGGGCTGAACTGGTTCTCCGGCGACGCGCCGGTGCAGGAGGCCGTGCGCGCCGAGACAGAAAGAAACGCCCCGGCCCGGAGGGCAGAGGCGCAGCAGGAGACGACGGGACCGCCGGAAGGCAGAGGCATGATCGTCGTTCTGCCGGACGGGAAAAAGTATGTGCAGGCTGACCGGCAGGTGATCTTCGGGGACGACCCAGACGGCTGGGCCGACCAGATCGAGGGCTACATCAACCGGAAGATCCGCAACGGCGAGGATGTGATCCTCACGACGGATTCCGGGGACGTGCTGAAGATCACGAAGGACACTGCCGGGAAGGCGAGCTTCCGGAACTATGTGCGAGACGCGAACGGGAGACTTCGACCGCTTACAGACGCCGAATATGAAACCAAGCTGAACGCGGAAGCACACATTGACGAGCTGGTGAAGATATCCGAAAAAACATCCGACAAGGCTAAACCGGACGAAATCGGAAGAACGGGGACGCCGATACACGGTGACTTCGCAAAAAATGGATGGTACTACCGGCGCGCATGGTTCTGTGACTTCGATGGGACGTATTATCAGGTGACAATCTCAACTCCCGACGGCATAAACGGGGTAGTTGTGTATAACGTCGGACAAATAGAAAGAAGAAGCCCTCCCAGTTTTAATGGCTCTTCCAATTCCGTTGACGAAACTGGCGCTCGTAGGGGAAAGTCTTCTTCTACGGTTACTATACGCCAGACGGAGGGGAATAGTCAAGAAAAATCTTCCGGCAAAGCGAGCGTGGCGGGCATCGGCGCCAGAACCGCCGACAGCGCCGCCCTGCGCCGCGCGGAGGCGCTGGAAAAGAGCGGGACGGACAATGAGACCATCCGGCAGGAAACGGGCTGGTATCGCGGCATGGACGGCCAGTGGCGGTTTGAGATTGATGATTCCGGCGCGACATTCAGCCGGACCGGCGAGGCACAGTACAGCGCCGACAATGCGGACTACGCACGTTATACGCAGCTGATGAACCGCATGCTCACGGGCGATCTCACCGAGGCGGAGCACGCCGAGCTGCTGGGGCTGGACAAAAAGAACGGCAGCAAGAAAAAAGAGCTGGCGCGCCGCATCGACGAGGGGAACGCGACGCTGCGGGACATCCTGCAGCACAACGCCCTTTTTGAGGCATACCCGGAGATCGCGGAAACCAAGGTGAAATTTGCCGATATGCCGAGCGGGAAGGCGGGAAGCTACAACCGCGAGACGAACACCATCACGCTCGACACAAAGCTCAAATACGACGCGAACGAGGCGCTCGACGCGCTCATGCACGAGGTGCAGCACCGGGTGCAGGCGGCGGAGGGCTTCGAGGGCGGGACGAGCCCCGGCTACTGGAACCGCGGGGAAAACTACGACAGAGCGGCGGAAAAGTACCGCGACAACCGAGCGAGGCTTCTCAACGGATTGAGTACCGAGGATCTGGCACTTTACAACGAGTACCGAAGCGCAGAGCGCGAGATGGGAGCGATGCTCGACGGCTCCATGCTCTACGACGAAAGCCGCATGGATGCGCTGGAGAAGCGCTCGGACGAGCTGTACAGAGAGCTTTACGGCAAGGAGTGGTTCGGAAAGCTGAATCGGTACGACCGCATTCTCGGCGACGCGGGCGAGGCAGTGAAGGAGTTCTACTGGAACACCGCCGGAGAGATTGAAGCGAGAGACACCACTGCACGCCGCCGGATGAGCGCCGAAGAGCGAAAAAATACGCCGCCCAAGCTGGGCGACGCGGATACGGTGTTTGTGGATGAGAACGGCGTATCTATGACGTATGATTCCAACGATGCGGCGCAGTTCAACCCGGAAGGAAAAACACAGGACGAACTTCTCCGCGATATCATGGACTCGGCAGAACCTCTCGATCGGCGATATCTGTATTTTGGCCGGTTTACTGACAGCTTCCGAACCGCGATGGAAAAAGCGGGCGTAGAGGTGAAAAACTTGCCGGTCATCATGAGCTACCGGGACGCCTACCTGGCTATGGAAAGCCGCGAGAACGGGAGATATCAGGGGGGGAATATCAACTACCATAATCTTGGCATCGAGGGCATGAAAAGAGCGATGGAGAATATCGGGAATCCAGATGCGGTTATAAAGTCGAAAAAGGACGGGAAAATCGAACTGTTCCTTGACTTTGTGGACTACAAAGGCAATCGAGGACTGGCCATTGTGCAACTGGACTCGAATGCCCAGCACTCACAGGAATTCATACGAGCAAATATAGTTACCTCCATTTACGGAAGAAGCCGCGGAGATGCATATCTTGAGAAAGCGAAAAGCGAGGGGCGGCTGGTATACAGCAAAGAAGAAGGTCCTGCGCAAGGCATGGCTCAAGTACAGTACAAGAGCGATATCAACGCAAAACCTTCTTCTACGAATACTATACGCCAGACGGAGGGGAATAGTCAAGAAAAATCTTCCGGCAGGGCAAGCACGGAGGTATCCGGGATCAACAACCGCACAGCCGCGGAGCTCCGGCGCGAGTATGAGCGGCGGATGCAAGAGTACCAGAAGGCGACGCAGCGGGACGATCAAAGCTTCCCGTATATCGACGAGATGAAGTGGATGCAGGCGGCGGAGAGACGGCTCGCGGAGCTGGGCGACGGGAAGCGGAAGCGCCGTACCGTAGGAAACACAAAGCGCGATATCATGCGGCTGTTCTTCACGGACACGGCAAACCGCACCGACGTGGAGCAGATGCTCAACCGGAACATCGGCGAGATGATGGCGCAGGGCGAGATCCGAGAGGACGCGCTGGACACGATTGTGGACGAGATGCTGCAGGCCGGAAGCGTCGTATCCAATTCCGAGAACAGCCCGTGGATTGACGAGACCCATGAGGAAATCCGGAGCGATCTTCGCGGCACGAAGCTCTATGTTTCCGAGCAGACGTGGCGAGACTTCCGGAAGGACGAGGCCCGGACGCTGCGCGAACAGGCGCGCGAAGCCGGCATCACGCTTTCAAAGAACCAGAACGACACAGCAGCAGACGTGCGGAATATGGAGCTTGCCGAGAAATACGGCGAGGCGCTTTTCCCGACGGATATTTCCGCACCGGATATGCTGCGAAACATCGTGGACCGCGCAGCGAAGGGCGTGAGCGAGAAGCAGACGCTTGCCGACCGTCTGTGGGACGAGGCCCGGCTGGAAGGAGCGGGACGGGATCAGCAGGAGGCATACGACCGGATGGTTGGCGCACTCCGCAATCAGACGGAGGTGATTCTGCGGGAGTTTGCCGAGGACAATCATCTGACGCTGCGGGAGCAGACGAAGCAGGGCTCCGGGAGCGAAACGGGAACGAAGTCCGAGGCCGAACAGCGGCGGGAGCGGCTGCAGACGTTGGCGGAGCAGGACCGCAGAGAGATGGAACGGCTCCGTGCGCGGGAAAATCTCGGAGCGGGACAGCGATTCGTGCCGAACAAAAGCTCCGGAGAGGTATACCGTGACCTTATGGGCAAGGGTAAATCCGAGGTGAAGGTGCAGATGACAGGCTTCCTCAAGGGAACGCCGAAGGAATCCACTTTCAAGGTAGAGGTGAAGCCGACGCCGATCGGCGGCTACTACGAGGCGACGATTTTCCACGACGGGCACAAGGCAGACACACTTGTCCGGGCGCTGAAGGAGACGGCGGCGAGAGATGCGGCAGAGGAAGTTATCACGATGGCCAACAGGAATTTCTCGGAGGAGAACTACCAGCGCGCCAAGAAATTCGAGGCCGAGAAAACCGCGGACGAGGATGCGCGGATCGCCGAGCTGTTCGGAGATCCCGAACAGCTTGACAGCACGGAGACGTCACCGAAAAGCAGCGATGCTGCGGAGACGGAAAACACGGCTGCCGGGGCGACGATCGACGCCACGACGGAAAAGGTAACGTCCGAGGTCATAAAGGCCGAGCGGAATTACCGCGAGGACTTTGAGAAAATCACGAGCGGGGCTATGCGGATGTTCGTGAATGCCGGGGACACGGTGCGCCGGATCGCCAAGGCGACGGGAAGCAAGAGCCTTGAGGGGTACTACTTCAATGCCGGGGCTTACTCCCAGCGCGCGGGAAACTGGATCGCCAAGGGCGGCGCGCGTACCGACATCGACGGCCACAGGATCGGCGCGAGCCTTGCGGATACCCTTGCCCCGATGCGGAAGAATGAGACAAAGTACCGCGATTTTCAGCTCTATCTTCTGCACATGCACAATGTGGACCGCATGAAGTACGACAACAGCGGCGAGCTGGAGCGGATCAAGGAAAATCTCCGCTGGGTAAAGGAGAAATACCCGGAGCTCCGAGAGCTGTCGAACGAAGAGCTGCGCCGGATCGCAAACAGCGACAGCGATTCACCGGTCGTACGCCAGGCGGCGCACGAGATCTATCTTGCGGCGCACAACGGAGAGGCGCCGAGCCTTACGTCCGTAGCGGAGGGGGCGGCCTACGCGCTGGAGCTGGAGCGGCAGCGGGCTATTGTGGAAAAGCAGGGGTTGAAGCCGGTATTCGGGTACGACGTGACGGCGGACGATTCCCAGACGGCGGCGCAGCTTCTCGAAGCAAAGAACCCGGAGTTCAAGGAATGGGCGAAGGAGGTCTACAGGTATTCGGACGATCTCATCCGCTACCGCGTGGAGGCAGGGCTCATCACGCCGGAGTTTGCCAATGCGCTGAAAAAGCGGTATCCGCACTACATCCCCACATTCCGAGAAGAGGGGACGAACAGCAAGAGAGCCAGAAGAGCCCGGCGGAACGGCGGAATCGTCGTATCGAACGCCATCGGGCGGGCCGTCGGCAGCGACGGCGTGCTCTTGCCGCTGCACACGGCGCTCTCCCGAAAGACGGTATCCACGATGCGGAACGCCGGTCTAAACCAGTTCGGCCTTGCGCTGGTGCGCGAGTACGACAGGAACACGAAAGCGGCGGAGAAGTACATCTGGAACGTTGCGGAGAGCGAGTACACGCCGACGGAGGCCGCCATTGAGAGCGACGAGGACTACAAGCCGGTATTCGAGAATGTGTTCTCCGTGAAGGAGAAGGGCAAGGTCTACGACATCACGATGGACGAAGGGCTGGCACAGGCGCTGAATGCATTTCAGCCGGACAAATACGCCAATTCCGACATTGCGAAGCTGCTGAAGAAGGGCAACGACCTGTTCAAGGCGCTTTGCACCGGATATAACCCGATCTTCATGGTGCGAAACCTTGTGCGAGACGCGCAGGACGCGGCGTTCTACTCTACGGACTCGGCAACATGGGCAAAGATGTTCCCGTCGGCATGGAAGCAGATCGTGACAAACGGAGAGATCTGGCAGCAGTACAAGGCGCTGGGCGGCTCCTACGCCTCCATGCTGGACTATACGACCGGCATGGTGAAGGAGCCAAAGAGCGCCGTCGGAAAGCTCGCGGCAAAATATGAATCGCTGGGGCAGGCTATTGAAGCAGCACCACGTCTTGCGGAGTTTATGACCATACTTGCCAATAAGGGCGGGAGCAAGACGGCGGACGGAGTGAAAACCGGAAAATTCACGCAGAGCGATCTCATGGAGGCGATGCTCGGCGCGGCGGACATCACGACGAACTTTGCCCGAGGCGGCACGGTGACGAAGATGCTGAACAAGTACCTTGTGCCGTTTCTCAATCCGTCCGTGCAGGGCGCGGACAAGTTTGTTCGGAACATCACCGACCGGAAGGGCTTCAAGGCGTGGGCGTCTCTTGCAATCAAGGCGGCGGCGCTCGGCATTCTGCCGGAGCTGCTCAACGGGCTGCTGTACCGCGACGATGACGAGTGGGACGACATCCCCGACCAGACGAAATCGAACTACTACCTTTTCAAGCTCGGCGACGGCTACTGGATGAAAATCCCGAGGGGCCGAGCGCTGGCAGTGTTCTCGGCCGGAGCGACGTATGCGCAGGAAAAGGCGAAGGGGAACGACCCGAAGTTCTCCGACGTGATCGAGGTCGTGAAGAGCAACGTTGCGCCGACGGACATTTTCAACCAGAACATCGCCACCGCGTGGACGCAGACAAAGCTTTTCAATCCCGACAACCCAGGCACGACATGGTACGGCGGGAACATCGAGAGCGACCGTCTGCAAAACTATCGGCCGGGCGAGCGGTACGACGAGAAAACGGACGAGCTCTCCAAATGGATCGGAAAAACGTTCAACCTTTCGCCGAAGAAGATTAATTATTTGTTGGACCAGTACTCCGGCGTGGTCGGCGATCTTCTGCTGCCGTGGTTCACGCCGTCCGCGACGGCGAGCTCCCCGGCGCTGGCGCCGCTCAAGCAGGCGTTCATGCTCGACAGCACGAGCACCAACAAGACCACGGGCGAGTACTACGATCTTCTGGACGATCTAAAGTACGACGCGAACGACGGCGACATCGGAGCGGGCATCACCCGGAAATACGTTTCTCATGCCGGCGACGAGGTGAACGACTACTACCAGCAGATCCGCGCGATACAGAGCGACGAGAACCTGACAAAGGCCGAAAAGAACCGGCTTGTCCGGGCGCTGAAATCGCAGCTCATCGAGCGGCAGAAGGAGATCATCGCGCAGGCTGAGCCGTACCGCGAGGCGGTGAGCGACTATCTCAAGGCGCACCCGGAGCTCTCGACAGACAACGACGCGGCCATCGCCGAGTACGCTGAGCTGTACGGCATAACCGAGGACCAGGCGGAGAGCCGCATGGACGCCATCGTATACCGCGAAGCAAACCGCGAGGTATTCGGCGCGGAGTATGCGCTGCGCACCTACAACGCGGACGTCTACGACAAGGCACGCGCCGCGTATGCCAAGGGCGTTTCCTACGAGACGTACTACGACTACTACTTTGCCACAAAGGAGATGCACGCCGACAAGGACGAGAACGGCAAGAGCATTTCCGGATCGAAAAAGGCAAAGGTCGTGGAGTACATCAACAGCCTGGACATTCCGCCGGAGCAGAAGGACGCTCTTTACGTTGCGGCCGGGTACACAGCGAAGAGCGCGAGAAATCAGAAGTGGAACGGAGGTTCGGGCGGCTCCGGAGGCCGGCGCGGGAGAGGAAAGAGGACGGCACTCAAGGCCCCGACGCCGAAAGCGCCGGAGATCATCATCCCGAAGTCCGGCACGGCATCCTCCGCGAAGGCGGGAGGAACGTCCAAAACGCCGAAGGTGAGCGGGAACGTGATCGCGGACTTCACGAAGACGGCGAGCGGGACGGACATTCAGAAAGCCGTGACGCAGGCAAAGAGGAAGGCGCTCAAGGCAGGAAACCGGACGGTGTACGTCGAGGAGGGCAGCCCGATCGACTACTTCCTCAAGTATGGAAAGCTGCCGAGCTTGAAGTAAAAAAAGGCTCCCCGAAAGGGGAGCCGGACAAAGCGCAGAAAACGCGCCTTGTGACGCTTGCAGCGTGTGCCACCACGGGCGCTCCGAAAGAAAGGAGCGGCTATGCAGTTAAGCGATCTTACGCGGCCGGAGGCGGAATACTTCCGGCAGGAATGCAATTTCACGCCGACAGAGCGCAGGGTCTTTGATCTCCGGGTATCGGACAAAAGCATCGTCGAGGTGTGCATGGCGTTGAGCCTGTCCGAATCGGCGGTGAACAGGAAGATCCGGTGCATCAAGGCCAAAATGGCGAGAGTTTAGCGACAGTTTCCCGCAGCGAAAGAGGGAGCTTCCCGACAGGGCGGCTCTCTCTTTTTATGCGATGATTTCTTTAGACACCGGAGCGCTACGGTGAAAATTTTA